CCCGCTACGGCATCAAAGGCGAGGAGGCCGGCACCGGCATCAAAACGCTGCTGGTGAAGCTGCTGGCCCCTACAAATGACGCCAAGGAGGCGCTCGCCCAACTCGGGCTGTCGATGGAATCGCTTGTGGACAACCAGGGGAAGCTGCTCCCGCTGGCACAAATCGCCGACGTGTTTTCAAAAGCCATGCAGGGCATGGACAAGTCTGCCCGCGACGCCATGCTGACGAACGAGGCGCTTGTCAAGGTGTTCGACGTTCGTGGCATTCGCGTCATTCATGCGTTTGCGGAGCAGGGGAAGGAAGGGTTTGCGGCGATTGCTGATGCGATGGAGGGAAGCCGGTCAGTCTCCGACAAGTTCGAGATCGCCATGTCTCAACTCACTGGCGTATCCAACGCGCTTCTCGCTGTGGTGGAGCGGCTGGCGATCGCGTTCGCGGACGGCGAGTTCACTTATGCGGTTCGAGGTGCCGCCAAGGCAGTCATCGCAGTCATTGACGGCATTTCGTGGTTGCTGTCTGGCATCCCTGGCCTTACTCCGCTGCTGTCGCTGGTTGCTGGTGGGCTCTTTGCCGTTGGCGTTGCCGCCCTCGGGGTCGGGGTCGTCCTTCAGGGCGTGAACTTCGCGATGGCTGGGTACATCACGGCGTCGGCGACGGCGGCGACGATGACGAGGTCGTTTTCTGTCGCCGTAGGCGGTCTGTCCGTGGCACTCGGGGCTCTTCGCACCGCGATGTTTGCGATTCCTGGCATTGGATGGATTGCTGGTGCAGCTGCAGCGATCGGCAGCGCGGCATGGTGGCTGGCGTCGTCGTCGGAGGCGTCGTCCAGTGCGATGGAGGCGAAGAACAGGACCGGCATTCGTCGAGACGAGTTCCGGGATCCGCTCGCGGTCCCTGGCAAAAAGCTACCCGCAGCCGTAGGCGACCTCCTCGGAAAAGGCGAGTCGATCGGGACGTTTGAGGCAGCGATCGCCGCCCAGATTGGCGTCGGCCCGGCGCTCACGTCGGCCGAGGAGACCGCTGCCAACACCGGCCGGATGGCCGAAGGGATCGACGAGCTGGTCCGTAACGGTCGTGCGATCCCCAATGCCGACGCCCTGCAGGCCGGCATTCGGAACGGTGCCCCGGCCGTAGCCGGTGGCGTAGCCGCCCGAAGCGATCGCGACCTGCTGTCCGCGTCGGAGCGGACGGCGCTGGCGTCCGAAAAAACTGCCGACTTCCTGCGCCAAATGCTTGGCAATGGCGGTTCCGGCGTGGCATTTGTTTGAGGTGCTGAATGGCGATCGACTGGCTTCCACCAACGACTTCGACGACTACCGCGTCGCCGATCGCCAGCAACGACATCGAGCGAGTGGACTCGGGCAGCGGCACGGTCAGCGTCGGCACCGACGGCATGATGGCCCGTCAGGTCGATATGCGATGGCTAGTTCACTCGATGGACGGCTACCAGGCGGCCGAGGAAAAGGGGCGCGAGATTGCTCCGCTCTTTTACGACGGCCACCGCCGAGGCGAGTTGAGCTGCCGTGCGGTCGGGAACGGCTGGTACGAGATATCGGCCCAGTACGGGAACGCAGGGGTCAACTCCTACGAAGGCCGCGGCATCGTAAACGGCGACGGCGTGTTGATGGTGCCAAGCAGTTTTTCGCTCGACACAACCGGCAGCACGGAACATATCACGGTCGCCTACCCCGACGACACGGATGGTCCGATCTACACAGGCTACGCGCCTGGTGAGGATGCGGCGCCGGAGTCATACGGAGCAATCAACGTCTCTGGAGGAAGGGTCAACGGCTTGGATATCACCGTGCCCTCATACTCGTGGACCGAGACGTGGCTGGTGCCGGCGTGGTATCTGTTTTCCGGCGAAGAGCCTGACGGCGTGGAGACGGATGCGGAGGAAGATAGCAACGGCCCGCTGAAACCGTATGCCGGCCAGCTCCACAACATGACTGGAACGGTAAACGAAGAGGAGTGGCGGCTATTCGAGCCGGGGGAGGTGCTGTTTCTCGGAGCACGATTTGAGTCAAACCGATCATCCACGATGGTGCCTGTCACCTACTCGTTTGCTGCACGCAAGACTCGCGAAAACTTAAAAATCGGCGACATCACGGTCGCGAAAAAAGATGGCTGGGATTACCTCTGGATCGACTACGGCGACCAGGTCAGCCAGGACGTGCCGGTGAAGTTCGCGAGGTACGTCTACGTCGATCAGATTTATCCACGGGCAGACTTTGGCGACCTGCATATTGGGACCAAATGGCCGCGTTTCTACCTAGCCGGCGGCGAAGAGTTCACGCACAAGCTCGACAAAGAAAAGTCATCTACGCTTGACGACGAAAAGAAGAACAAGGCATGAGTAACGCCTTTCGCAAAGTCCGGCCCGGCGAGCCTCTCAAGATCGCGTCCCAGGCGTGGAATCGCGTTATCGACCAGGTCGTGACGAAGCCTCGGTTCGCCAGCGAAGACGAGGCGTTCCCGGTAAGCAACTTCCGTGTGCGAATGCGAAACACCAGCAGCGGAACGATTAGCCGGTGGGGGGTGATGGAAATCGCCGGGGTGCTCGAGTCACCGTCCGGCGCTACTGGACCTGGTACAGAGTCGTTTCAATCTTGGCCGGGCCTCGTAGGAGCCGTGCCAACAACCACCGCCGGGGCCGCGTTCGCGGTGGCCGTCGAGCCGATCAAGCCAGGTGAGATTGGCATGGCCGCCGTGGATGGCGTCGTGCAATGCAAACTGGAGATCGTGGACGCAAGCCATCGTTACGCGACCACCAAAACAGGATCTGCATCCGAGCTAAAAACGGCGTCGTCTGGCGAGGCGACGATTCTCTGGAAGCAAGGCGGAACCGGAACCGGAAAGTGGGGTCTCGTGAGAATCGGATCAAACGCTGGGGGCGGCGTAAAGGTTGGGAAGATCACTGGAACGTGGTCTAAGGGCGGCACGCAAACCGTGTGGGAATACTCCGGAAGCGGATCGCAAGTAACCGGATCAAGCGGCCCTGTGTCGATCACTGGGATCAACCGATTTGCAACCATTACGGTGTCCGGAAGTGCGTCGAAGTGGGTGGCCGTCGCCAGCGTGGACTCGACGTGGCATCTGATCGCGGCGGAGTGCTTGTGATGGTTTTTTTTGGGTGTAGTGAATGCTGCAAGGCCTGCGGATGGCCAGGAGGCGGCTGGCTTGCATTTCCTGACTCAATAGAGATCGACATCACCGCACCGGGCAACACTAAATCAATGGCCGGAAAGCGCACGCATTCAACCTACACCCAGTCCCAGCCTTACAGCATTTCTGCTTCTGTCACTGTGCCTAGCCTCAGTGGTACATATTCGCTGGCTAGGAAGCCTATTCTGCACCCTTTTTCGGGAGCGATCATAGGGTTTACGCAGCATCGATATGATAGCCAAAACCTAACGATCACGGTTGAAAAAGGAGACGGTGACAACCTTGAGATCAGAGTAACTCGCGCATTTACTTTTTCAGTTGAAGACCAGCTAGCGTATGGCTCCTCGGGGCTACAGTCGCAAACGCACCACGTACTGTCTATGCACATACGCTCCTGTAGTCCAAGTGTTACCTATTCGTATTCGTGCACTCCCGACAGCTACAACGAATACGTTCCCGCCAACACCTTCTACCGTCTTCAGCAGAGCATGGTTTCTAGCTGTGGGAATCCCCCGTATAGCCTACCCAACACGATGTCCTCTCGTTATTCATTTAGGTTTCGACGACTAAACCCACCGTTTGAGTCTACTGTTGAAAATATAGAAGTTTTTTCAAACACCTTTCCCGTAACAGAAGATTTCAGCGATGGAGGTTACCCCGGGAAATCTTTCGCTGTAGATGAAGAGTTCTCCGTCACGGAAGCGCGGGCGTATTACAGCGGCACGCCGGATCCTTACTTGATTTTCGCAAATGCCGAAGGGTGAAGCGTCGGTGAGAGAGAAACTGTGCAAAATCGATTCGCAGACGCTGTCGTGCGTTTCTTGTGGCGCGCGTGTCTCGCGGCTGGACGTTCGCCGCAACTGCGGCCCAGTTGTTCCCGGCCTGGGCGACCGCGTCGCGTCGGCCCTCGACGCGATCGGCATCACGAAGGATCGCGTCGAGAAGTTCGTCGGCGGGCCGTGCGCGTGCCCGGAGCGACAGGCCGCCCTCAATGCCATCGGGGAGAAATGGCTGGGGATGCCGCCTGGATCGACGGCAAATCCCGGGGTTGACGCCCGTACAGGTATGGGCAAACTCGATGAATGACCGCACGTCAATCACTCGTTGACCGGGTTGCCGAGAGGATCGCAGCCACGCCAAGCCGGCCGCGAAACTTCTTCGACAAACTGCCGCCGGAGGCCCAGGCAGAGCTGCTCGAGGTCCGCCGCCGGTTCCAGGCCGGCGAACTGCAGGCGTCGGCTTCGTCCCTCGCGGACCTGCTGATCGAGGAAGCCGCGACGAGCGGCTGGGAAGTGTGCGGACCGCAGGGGATGCGTGTATGGCTAAGTCGCCGCGATTAGCCGATCGCGTTTCTGCCAAGGCCGCCGTGACGGCTGCCGGCGGCGACGGCCTGACCATCGAAGAAGTAACGAAGCGGTCCAGCGGCGACGCCGTGGAGGCCCGTAGCGTCTCGCGGACGATCCGCACGGTGGAGGATCTGCTGCGGCACATCGACGCGGACATGGATCGGTTTGAGGTGGCGGTGAGCGAAGCCACGAAGTGGGAAGGGCTGACCGCAGACAAGTCCACAGGCGAGCCCGTCGTCACCGAGCTGTTTCGCGTGTTTGTCCGGTTGAGGCCGAGGGGTGGGCCGACAACTAGGGAAATCGTGGACGGGCTGATCGCCGCCGCGGCTAGTTCGCTACGGCTTCCAAAGCGTGGCGGGCACGGCCGCAAGCAGTCCGGCTTGTGGAGTGTGCTGGTGATGAGCGATCTGCATTTCGGCGGTCGGTCGTGGCGGCACACGACCGGCAGCGACTACGACTTGTCGATCGCCGCCGAGCTGGTTGGAAAGACGGCGAGCCGGCTGATTGACCGGAGTGCTGCTTCGTGCCGGCGGACCATTGTCCTCGCTGGCGACACGCTGCATTTCGACACGATCTCGGGGACCACTACGGGCGGCACCTATATCGACCGCGACTCTCGGCTGCAGAAGACGATCGAGATGGCTGTCGCTGCCATCGCCGGAGTGGTGGAGCAGTCTGCCGAAACGCTGCCGACCGAGGTTGTCTTCGTGCCCGGCAATCACGACACCGCGATGGCGTGGGCTCTCCAAAAGATATTCGCCGAGCGGTATCGGGACGATAAGCGTGTGTCGGTCAACGCAGAGTTCACGTCGAGGAAGTATCTAACGCACGGCGGCAATCTGATCGGAATCACTCACGGCGACAAGGCGAGGAAGAAGCTGGCCGGCGTGATGGCGATTGAGGCCGCGGCCCAGTGGTCGCAGTGCCGGCATCGCGAGTGGCACGTCGGGCACCTTCACCACCAAGCCGCCGAGGTTGGGACGATCGACAGTGTGATCGTGCGGACGGCACCGACGATCGTTCCTCCGGATTCATGGCACGTCGACATGGGCTTCGTCGGGGCCGAGCGTGCGATGCAAGGTTTCGTGTATTCGCAGCGTGGTGGGCTGCACGAGATGCACATGGAGTATGTCGGGGGCGGCAACGAGAGGGGTGGGCGGTGACGAAGTACGCCGAAAACGCAGAGCAAAAGGAAAGGCGTCGCGTCCGAGATAGGGTTCGTGCCGCCAAGAAACGTGCTTCGATGACGCCGGAGCAGAGGCGGGCCGTAATTGCTGCGAACTCTGTGTATCAAAAGAAACGACGCATGGAGATGACGCCAGATGAGCGTCTCCGTTTGAGGAGAGAGGTGTGGATCAAGTACCACGGCGAGAGCTACCGCAAGAGGGCCGCCGAATACATGAGGATGAAGCGTCGAACTGACGAGCGTTTCGCGATAGCCGAAAGACTTCGTGCAAGAGTCAAGACAGCGACACGTCGAGCCGGCGCCTGCAAGGCGGCCGGCACGGAAGACTTGACTGGCTGTAGCACTGAAGCGCTTGCGGCATGGATGGAGTGCCAGTTTTCGGATGGCATGTCTTGGCAAAACAGGAGCGAGTGGCACATCGACCACATCATTCCTTGCTCTGCTTTTGATCTTCGCGATGAAGGCCAGCAAAGGGTCGCGTTTCATTACACGAACCTTCGCCCGCTATGGAAAAGCCAGAACATGCGGAAAAGCAGCAGCGTTCCGTTGCTGCAGAAAAAGTTTCTGTGGACGCTCAAGGATGTTGCAGAGGCCCGCGAGCGGCTTGGCGCAGTCTCCGGCCCACGGCGGCAGGTGCCGTCGTGACAAAACCTAGTCACTTAGAAACTTGTACCGAGGTTTCGTCAAACGAACCGCTATCAGAGGAATACATCGCGACGGTCGTGCGTGACGCCCGTCGCTATCAAGGGCAGTGGACCGGAACAGCGGGGACGCTGGCCGCACACTGCATGAGACTCGTGAGAGAAAGGGAACGGATGCTGGAAGCAACAAGGTCGAGCGGCGTGGCGGACGGTGCGGCGAGTGCGGCGGCGATCTCCGCGGCGTGGGAGAAATACAAGCGGGACCAGATAGCCCCGGACGGCGAGCCGATCACCCGGCGGGTTTACGGTGCAAGCGGCGATCGGCCGGAGCCGGCCGCAGGCACGACCGCGAAGTTCGGCACCGGGGCTGTGAGAAGCGACTCGGTCGAGGAGTTTCGCTACGACCTGGTTTCGCCGATCGGGCTCCGCGAGGTGGCGCGGGCCTGTGCCGAGGGTGCTGGCAAGTACGGCGACTGGAACTGGGAAAAGGGAATGCCGGTTCACGACCTCTTGAACCATGCCATCGCCCACATTTTCCAGTTTTTGGAGGGCGACCGGTCCGAGCCGCACCTAGGCCACGCCGCCTGGAACCTGCTGGCGGCGATCCACTCCGACAAGCTGTGGCCGGAGATCAACAGTGGGACGCTCCGCGGCCCCGGTTGTACGCGCCCTGACTCTACCTGAACAACCGTACAATGGTGGTAGGAGAGCCGCATGGCCCGCGAGTCGCTATTTCGGACAACGGCCCGGGGCCGGGAGCCGCTGGCGTCGGCTGGCGAGTCAGGAGAACACATTCACTACCAGCCACACCGGCGTGTCGGTGTTGGCTGCATCACCAGCAAGCGGCCCGACGAGCGGCCCCGGCTGACTTTTTACGAACACCTCGCGATTCGGCTGGGCGTCACGCTGGCCGAGGCGATCCGACTCCACCAATCCGGAAGGCTGAACTAATGGGTAAGTCCAAGACAGACGCACCGGCCGAGCCCGTCGCTGCGGAAGAGGCCGCGACTCCCCAGGTTATTTCGCTAGGCGGCCCACCGCCGCGCTCGCCCGCAACCACAGGAGACTCCACCGATGGCAAATAGCCTCACCGTCGCCGGCGCGACGCGGCTTTCATGGTCGCTGTCCAACGCCGACACTGTCGCCTCGCAGTCGGCTGGCACCGAGCAGCGGACGGCGCGAAGCATCACGAACGGAACCGGGCCTGGCCAGGCGAACGTCGCCCATTCGCAGCGGATCATCTGCACCGGATCCGGCAGTAGTCTGTCGATCGGAGGCTTGGAAATCCAGGCGTTCGGCGTGACCGGCATCCTGGCCATCGGCACGCTTAAAGAGCTGCTGGTCAACGTCGTCTCCGGCCCGACGGGTGGATTCCTAAGTCTCGCGGCCCCCGGAGGCATCACCGGCACGCGGGTGGGTGTCGGTGGGCAGGTGCATTGGGCCGACTACGCCGTCGGCGCCACCGGCGTCTCCGTATCGCTGTCGAGCGGTCCCACCGGAACGTACACCGTCGATCTCACCATGGTCGGGGTCGGCGTCTACGCCGGGAACGCATGATCGGTCAGGTTAGCGATTCAAAGGCTGCCGCCGATGGGCAATCATCGGTTGTGGACAAGGTCGCCCTGTTCATCGCGAGTGCCCGTGCTGCCACTGTGGACGGCCTGACGTGGCAGGAGTTCGGCGAGCTGATGGTGGCCCTGCTCCACCTGACGGTCGCCGCCCTCGACGCCGTCGGCAGCATGACCGGGGACGAGAAGAAGTCATTCGCGGTCGAGGCCGTCGCCCGGTTGTTCGACGCCCTCGCCGATCGGGCGGTGCCGATCGTCGCCTATCCCGTTTGGATGCTGGCCCGGCCCGCGATCCGGGCATTGGTTCTCGCCCTCGCCGGCGGGGCGATCGAGCAAATCCTGCCACTTGTGAGGCTCGTATGATCCCGACGCTCTTGGTGCTCGCCGCGTTCGCCGCGTGGGCGTGGCCGAATCTGGTTCCGCTGATCGAGAAGGCCCGCACGGCGGTGCCGCCGCTGACGCCACGGCACTACGCCGCCATCGCTCTGGTGGCCGCGGCCGTGGCCTACGGCATGGCTCCGTCGGCCGAGACGCCGCCAACGCCCGCCCCCGACGCTGGCCCGTTGTCCCTGTCGGGGTTGTTCGCCGGCAGCACGGCCAGCGAAGACGCCATCCTGGTCGGTGCCATGTGCCAGGAGATCGCCGACGAGATCGAGTTTGCGTCCGGCAAGCCCGAGGGCTACCTGGCCACCGGCGTCGCCGTCGATGAGTTGCGGCGGCGGGTTCGCGAGTTTCGCTGTCGTGGTATTTCGATAGGCGATCGGCAGCCGGCAGCCAGGGACGCGATCGCCAAATACCTCGAGGCGGCAGTCGGCACCGACGGCGGCCCGCTGACTGCCGAGCAACGATCGGCATGGGTTGCAGCCTACCGCGACGTGGGGAGGGCGGCGACCGATGCGGCGCAGTGATTGGTCATGGTCGGCGATCGCGTTCGTCATCTTCGCGGCGGTGATGGGGACGCTGGTCTCCAGATACGTCTCGCGGCTGGCCGAGCGGGTCGAGAGCAACTTCGGTTATGACCCCAACCCTGAGGGCACGCAGGAGTTTCTCCGCGAGCTGGACCAGCCGATGTTCCGGCAGGCCGGGGCCGAGGTCATAGCGGGGGCGAAGGGCAACGATGCCTACCTCTATCGGTTCGCCGATCGGTGCCACCGGCAGAAGTATGGCAAGCCGTTCGGGCCATGGAACCAGGGGCCGCACGGTTCGTGCGTGTCGTTCGGATGGGCCATGGGATCCTACGT